TGCTATTGGCACAAAGAGCCCCATCAGCGGCAAGAATCGCTAAAACAGCGAAGTAAACCAGATACCGCGGAATAAAACTTCCGCGGTATCTTTTTATGCAAGATCTGGCAGTTTTTGAGCAAAAATCAACCGATTTTAAATCAACTACTTAAATATCCGGCTAGAGATTGCTAAGGAAATCAAATGGCATTGTTACTACAAGAACACCTGAATTTTGATGCTGCTGGACTCAAACTCCTCAATGAGGGAGAAGGTGAGGGCCAGGGCAAGAATATGTTCATGGAAGGTATCTTCATTCAGGGCGGTATCAAGAATCACAATGGTAGAGTATATCCAATTGATCAGATCCGCCGTGCTGTGGAAGTGGTCAATGAAGCCATCAGACAAGATAATGGTGTGCCAGGAGAGTTGGATCATCCCCAAGAACTACAGATCCACCTGGACAGAGTAAGCCACAGCATCACAAAGATGTGGATGGATGGACCCAACGGCATGGGTAAGCTCAAGCTGTTGCCAACACCTTGCGGTCAAATCGCAAGAACATTGCTGGAAAGTGGAGTAAAGCTAGGGGTCAGCTCCAGAGGTTCAGGCAATGTGGACTACAACGGTAGTGTTTCCGATTTTGAAATGCTCACTGTTGATATTGTCGCCAAACCCAGTGCGCCAAGTGCCTACCCCATACCTGTGTATGAGGCACTGCAACACGGTAAGTTTGGAAAAAACATCATGGACCTGGCTGAGAGTGTGAGACACGATGCGAAAGCACAAAAGTATCTCAAAACAACACTACTCAAGTGGGTTGATGAGTTGAAGATTTAAACAAGGAGATCCCATTCCTATGGAAAAACAACTACAAGAGCTACTGGAGAATGCCGTGCTTGGTGATGAAGCCCGCACAGCCCTTCAGGAAGCATTCTCCGTAAAGCTCCAAGAAGCAGAATCCAAGCTCCAAGAAAGCTATGCTGCTCGTTTTGAGCATGAGAGATCAGTTCTTGTGGAAACCATGGATCAGATGCTGAACGATGTTATTAGCAAGGAACTCAATGAGTTCCAGCAAGACAAGCGTTCGGTTGCTGCACAAAAGGTAAAGCTTGCTAAGGCCCTGGCCGAAGCCAAGTCTGCCGGAGAAAAGGAAACTGCTCGCAAGGTAAAGATGCTGGAGAGCTTCATGCTCAAGCAAATTGCTGGAGAAATATCAGAATTCCGCACCGACAGAAAGCAACTGGCTGAGCAGCGCAATGCCATGGCCCAAGAGCTGAACGAAAGCCGTGCTCAAGCACAGGCTAGCGTTCAAGCCCGCGTAAACAAGCTGGAAGAATTTGTGCTTCGTCAGCTCAGCGAGGAACTCACAGAGTTCACCGCTGACAAGAAGGCACTGGTTGAACAGCGTGTGAAGTTGGCCAAAGAAGCCCAGACAAAGCTACACGAGACTCGTGAAGCATTTGTGTCTAGAGCTACCACAGTTGTTGACAAGACTCTAAACGAAGTTATCCGCAAGGAGCTCGTGCAGTGGAGAGATGATATCAAAACCGCTCGTGAGAACAACTTCGGCCGCAAGATCTTTGAAGCGGTTGCTGCCGAATACATGGGCAGCTACCTCAGCGAAGGCAGCCAAGTAAGAAAGTTGCAAAAGCAACTTCAAGAGTCAGCTCGTCAGCTAACTGAAGCTCAAGCTCAAATTCAACAGAAGCAAACACTTCTGGAGAGTGAAAAGCGGGCTGTGCAAGTTGCCAGTGATCGTGCAAAGAGAGTTGAAGTGATGAACGAACTCTTGAACCCACTTCGCGGCGACAAGCGTGCAGTGATGGAAAACCTACTCAGCGATATCCGTACCGCTAGTCTCAAGGAAGCCTTCACTCGCTACCTGCCCACTGTGATGAATGGAAATGCTCCCCGTAGGGCAGCAGCACCAGCTCAACCACGCACAGTGGCACATTCTGGTGACAGAGTGAGTCTCGTGGAAACACAACAAACACCATCTACAAATGAAGAATCATCTGATCTTCAAAACATTTTGTATCTAGCAGGCGTTGCTGCTAGATCACAATAAAGGAGAATACCCCAATGAAAGGCAATCTTTTCGAAGCCAATTGGAACCTAACCAAGCAAGCTCTTTGCGAAGGCCTAACTGGCAACCGCAAGAAGGTGATGGATGTGGTTCTAGAAAACACCAAGCGCGACCTCAGCAGCAAGGCTGGCGTGCTATTTGAACATGCAAGCCCAGGCAGCACCAGCGCCGGTAACGTGGCCACCCTCAACAAGGTGATCCTTCCAGTTATCCGTCGTGTGATGCCAACTGTTATTGCTAACGAAATCATCGGCGTGCAGCCCATGACTGGCCCAGTGGGTCAGATCCACACTCTGCGTGTGCGTTATGCTGATACAGTGCCAAGCCCCGCCGTGGCCGGTGGTGCAATTGCTGGTAGCGAAGCACTCAGCCCATTCGACATTGCCCGCTTCTACAGCGGCAACCAGAGTGTTGCTAACCCACGTGGTGCAGACACAACCGTGCTGGAAGGCACAGCAGGCAAGCGCCTGAACATCCAGATCCTGAAGGAAACTGTGGAAGCCAAGACCCGCAAGCTGAGCGCTCGCTGGACTTTCGAAGCTGCCCAGGACGCTCAGGCTCAGCAGGGCATTGACATTGAAGCAGAAATCATGGCCGCATTGGCTCAGGAAATCACTGCTGAAATCGACCAGGAAATCCTGAACAGCCTGCGCACACTGGCTGGTATCACCCTCACCTATGACCAGGGTGCAGTAAGCGGCACCGCCACCTTCGTTGGTGACGAACACGCTGCTCTTGCAGTGCTGGTAAACCGTGGTGCAAACCTGATCGCTGCCCGCACACGTCGTGGTGCAGGTAACTGGGTTGTTGTGAGCCCAACTGCTCTCACCGTCCTACAGAGTGCCACAACTTCAGCTTTTGCTCGCACAACTGAAGGCACTTTTGAAGCCCCCACCAACACCAAGTTCGTTGGCGTGCTCAACAACAGCGTTCGCGTTTATGTTGACCAGTATGCTGCTGACGACACCCCCGTGCTGGTTGGCTACAAGGGCCCAGGCGAAATTGACGCCGCTGCCTACTACTGCCCATATGTGCCACTGACAAGCTCTGGTGTGATCATTGATCCAAACACCTTCGAGCCAGTTGTGAGCTTCATGACACGTTACGGTTACCTGGAACTGAGCAACACTGCCAGCTCACTGGGTAATGCTGCCGACTACCTGGCTGGTATTGCGATCAACACAACCAACCTGAAATTTTTGTAGGACTTAATGATATCAATGGGTTAACGCCCATTGATATCAACCATGTCTTAAAAGACGAAGCCCGGAATTTTATTCCGGGCTTTTTCTTGTTTAGATACTATTTGTGCCTTGTGTAATTTCTGCCATTGTGGTAGTATCAATTATTATACCAGTTGTCGTCAAAGGGACATAAGGACAATAAAAAGCGGCCACATCAACGGTGGTATGCCCTTTATAACCCACCACATGGTTCGCCGCCTCTTCATACCAAGCAAGGTTATAGGCAGCACAATCTTCTTCGGATTCAAACTCTATGTAGCTTTCTGCTCCCAGAGTAATTTTCCATTTGGCCTGTAAACTGGATTTGCACCACGCCTCGAACTCAGGGCTCATCACATGCCTGTAGATTGGTGCCTTAAGCATTCTGTCCACACCATCCCAAAACAAATGTGGTGTAATCCACCTCATCATCAAAAATCAAACAATGTAAATTTCTGTTAATACTGCCCAAGCTTACTCTGCCGCACAGGCACTTTTCAGCCCAATCCAGAAACCTTGGATCCAATTCCTTCTGGCTGCCAACAACACCGAGACTCTTTCGTATTTGATAAATGCAATCAGACAAGGCCACTTTATACATCTTTTGGTTGATCTTTGATCACGGAACTATATTGGGGATTATATCGCTCCCGCAGCAGCTGAACTTGATCCACTGGGCCAGTGAGAGGCGATACACCAATAATGTTAGTGGCGATGATAGTGGGCATTACTCTTTTATTGATAGTAATTTTGGCAACGTATTCTTCGGTCCACACCAGTGCAAAGGTGGCCAGGTCATCCGCTAGCTCAAACTGTATAAATTTGTTGGGAGTATCAGTTTCTATACTATAGTGTCCTGTCAAGGCAGTTTGTGCCCAAGTAAGGAATTGAGGTGTGAAATGGAATTGACTATCCGCCACTCCCTCACGAAGGGATGTTCTGTGCATAATACAAATTATGCACAGAACAAGCCAGTTTATTCAACTGGTGGTCAACCCCCATCCTGTGGCAAACCAAACATTTTCTTCAGTTTTCAACAGTTGCACACACCCTCTGTTTGCCAACATGTATTCTGTGTTTACTCCCAAATCTGGGTTTACCAGATCGATTTCAGGATGGCTGGTTTCTATTGTCACTGATTGTCCACTATTGTTTACCACCAACACCACACTGCCCAGGGGGAAGGGAATTTCCCCATTTCTGGGCACAATGATA